AAGCAGTTAAAGACCTCACTTGACAAATTTGGCATGATAGATAAGCCGATTGTCAATGCCGACTCCGCGCACACTATCATCGGGGGTCATCAGCGCAAGCACGTTCTGGAAGCGGAGGGCACGCGGGAAATCGAATGCTGGGTTCCAGACCGCGAGTTGAGTGAGAAAGAGGTCGAGGAGTTGAACATCCGCCTGAACAAGAACACGGGCTCATGGGACTTCGACTGCCTCGCAAATTCTTTTGAGCTTGATGACCTGCTGGAATGGGGCTTTGAGAAAAACGAGCTTGACATTGATTTGTGGATGCCAGATCCGCCTGAAGACGTTGAGCCGCAGCTTGATAAGGCTGAAGAACTTCGCGAAAAGTGGGGCGTAGAAACGGGGCAATTATGGCAACTTGGCGAGCACAGGCTTATTTGTGGGGATTGCACGGATAAGGCGGTGGTAGACAGGGTGATGGGGGGAGAGGTTGCAATTTTGATGGTGACAGACCCGCCTTATGGCGTTGTTTACGATGCTAATTGGCGCAACGAAATGGATAGGGCAAACGGTAAGCCCTATGGCGAACGCGCCATAGGGAAAGTAACTAACGATGACAGGATAGACTGGGGTGCGGCTTACTCGTTGTTTACCGGTGACGTTGTATATGTCTGGCACTGCGACCGCAGTGCCAGAGAAGTGAGCCAGAATATTGAGGATGCCGGATTTGATATTGTCGCTCAAATAATTTGGGTAAAAAATAACATTGTCATTGGGCGTGGCGATTATCACTATAAACATGAACCTTGTTGGTATGCGGTTCGTAAAGGTAAAAATCACAACTGGCAGGGGAGCAGAAAAGAATCGTCTGTTTGGGATATAAATAAACCGCTGAAGTCTGAAACGGGGCATTCAACGCAAAAACCGCTTGAGTGCATGTCAAAACCAATTGAGAACAATACAGCTTTTGGCGAGTTGGTCTACGACCCCTTTCTCGGCTCTGGCACAACCCTCATCGCTTGCGAGCGGTTAGGGCGGAAGTGCAGGGCGGTTGAGATTTCGCCGGCTTATTGTGCGGTGGCGATCCAGCGGTGGGTGGATGTGACGGGAAAAGAGCCGGTGCTGTTGAGCAATTGAGCGGATTAAAAGAACATGGCTGAGAAATACACTGCAAACCAGATGATAGAAGCGTTGCGCGAAAAGCATGGCAACATGTCTGCTGCCGCGCGATTCCTGAATTGCAGCCGGAACACAATCAGCCGGTACATTGACACTTATCCGACCGTGAAAGCGGTCTATGAAGAAGAGCGTGAAACGCTAATTGACTTTGCAGAGAATCAACTATTTCAGCAGGTCAAGGAAGGCAATATCACCGCTATTATTTTCACGCTAAAGACCATCGGCAAGTTACGCGGTTACGTTGAGCGGCAGGAAGTTGCCAGTACGAACGGAAACGAAATGGACGGCAAGGCAGAGCCGGTTATTGCGCGTTTAGACGCCTCACAGATTGGGCGGTCGTTTACAGATATGTACCGCGACATACTCGCACATGGACACACTGAGTACGTTCTGGCAGATGGACGCGGTTCTGGCAAGTCAAGTTTTGCCGGCTTAACAGACGTGGTGCTGCTGGTCAATAATCCAACGTGGCATGTGCTATGTATCCGCGAACATGCAAATACCTTACGAAATTCAGTTTTTTCGCAGATTCAGTGGGCGGTAGACCAGTTGGGGTTGTCTGATAAATTCAAGTTTACCACGTCACCCCTGGAAGTGACCTATCTCCCGACAGGGCAGAAGATTTTTTTCCGCGGCGCCAACGATCCAATGTCTATCAAGTCCATTAAGCCGCCATTCGGGGCAATAGCCGTTTTGCACTTCGAGGAATACGATCAGCTGCCCGGTCCGGAAGCGGTTCGTTCTATCATGCAATCGGCAATTCGCGGCACAGACGTTGCATATATATTCAAAGTGTTCAACACCCCGCGCTCAATGAATCACTGGGCGAACAAAGAAATAGCAACTCCAAAAGAGAACCGCTATTTACATCGCTCAAGTTACCTGGAAATGCCGCCTGAATGGTTAGGGCGGGTGTTTCTTGACGAAGCTGAATACCTGAAACAAGTCAACCCAGACGCTTATGATAATGAGTACATGGGCGTTGCCAACGGCACGGGCGGGATGGTCTTTCCAAACGTTGAATTGCGTGCCATTACGGACGCAGAAATCAAGCTATACGATAACATTTACGAAGGGCTTGACTTTGGCTATGCGGTAGATCCGCTCCACTGGGTACGATTATCTTATCATGCTGGGCGGCGCGAGCTTTACATCTACGATGAATTTCGCGCGGTCAAGATGGGCAACAAGGAACTGGCAGAGGCGCTCATTGCGCAAAAGGGCTGCGGCTATTCCAGGCTGATTATCGCCGATAGTGCAGAGCCAAAGTCCATCGCTGACTTGAACACTTACGGGTTAACGGTGAAGGGAGCTGAAAAGCCGCCTGAATCGGTTAGATACAGCATGAAGTGGTTACAAAACTTAGCAAAGATTGTTATTGACCCGGAACGCTGCCCGTATACCGCGCAAGAGTTTACCAGTTACGAATATCCGCGAACGAAAGATGGTTTGGTCATGAGCATCTATCCCGATGAAAACAATCATTCCATCGACAGCACGCGTTACGCATTAAATCTGCAATGGCGGAAGGCGGGCAATTAATGAGCTGGATCGCTGATGTAGTTGACGCCGTGAAAGGATGGTTTTATCGAATGTTCACACGTGAAGAAATAAAAAAGGCAATCGGTTCTGACATCGCTCCGACCGAAGAGCAGCAGAAGCAAATTTCTCTGTGGGCTTCAATGTACCGCAATCAAGCCCCCTGGGTGGACAATGATTCCATTTTCAGCCTGAATCTCTCCTCTACCATCGCCAGCGAACTTGCGCGGGCGGCAACGTCTGAGATGACTCTCACATTGTCTGGTTCGGCGCGGGCAACGTGGCTGCAAACACAAATTGCGCCCATTGTCGATGATATTCGCACGGATTTGGAAGTTGGGCTTGCGTTAGGCGGCATGGTATGGAAGCCAGTCCCGGATGGCAAGAATATCACCGTCTCGGTCATTCCGGCGGACGCGTTCTACCCAGTGCGCTTCGATTCAGCCGGCAAGGTGGTATCCGCCGTGTTCGTCGAGCAGCGGCAAGTTGGCAAAAAGTACTTTACTAAACTTGAAGCACATGACATCAATAAGCAAGGCGTCTACACGGTTACTAACAAGGCATTCGAGAGCGATAGCCCTCACCAGCTTGGGCGGGAAGCGCAATTGAGCGTTATTGACGATTGGGCTGCGTTAGAGCCGGTTGCTACTATTATCGGCGCGGATAAGCTGTTATTTGCTTATTTCAAGGCCCCTGGTGGCGATGTGAAGGACACTGGATCGCCATTGGGCGTGAGCTGTTACTCGCGAGCGGTTGATCTTATCGAACAGGCTGACCGTCTCCATTCGGGCTTCTTATGGGAGTTTGAGTCTGGCAAGCGCGCGCTTTATGCGGATGTGGTGGCGTTCCAGCGAAAAGATGACGGCACGCTCATTCTTCCCGATAAGCGGCTGTATAGGGCGCTGAACTCAACCAGCAACGTGGGGGAAGGGGATTTGTTCAAAGAGTGGTCACCTTCGATAAGGGAACAGAATTATTTGAATGGTTTATCGGCGATATTCAGACGGGTGGAACTTGCGTGCGGTTTGGCTTATGGCACGTTGAGTGACCCTGAATTGGTAGCGCGCACGGCAACCGAAGTGGCAAGTACAAAACAGCGCACATATTCTACCATTCGCGATATTCAGAGAAGCCTGCGCACGGCGTTAGAACGATTGTTGGAAACGATGGATTTCTACGCAACGGCGTACAATCTTGCTACAAAGGGCGCGTACAACCTGGAATTTGAGTTTGATGACTCAATATTGGTAGATAAAGACGCGCAGATGCAAGTAGACCGGCAAGCCGTTTCAATGGGGCTTATGCCAAAGCAAGTTTTCCTGATGCGAAACTATGGACTTGACGAAAAAACGGCTAACTTATGGCTTCAGCAGCAGCGTACTGAATCGCCAACGGATGTGTTTAACGCATGATCACCTTCGATAAAATTGACGCGCTCACGGCAAGTTTAGAACAACGCTTAGAACGCTTTTATTCTAAGACTCTTGCGGATTCTGCGCGTTCTCTGGCTTCGCTTCTGCGGGCAAAATCAGCCTTAAATTCTTCGCTGTTTCGCGCAAGTGAACTTGCATATGCTGAAGCCTTGTACGATGATTTAGTAAAGCGAATTGCAAAACTCTCAGGCTACACGGAAAAAGAACTCCGCACAATCTTCAAGAAAGCGGGATTTGAGAGCATTCGAGATGAGCAAGCGATCATCGGAAAACCTGGTCTGGAAGTGCCTGAATTAGCCGAGTCACAACAACTAACAGGTATTGTGAACAGCGTTTTTGCACGCACAAATGTGGTATTGCAGAACCTCACTCGATCCATCGCATATCAATCGGAGCTTCAATTTATCGCCGCCGCCGATGATGCATACTTAGCTGTCAGCACTGGCGCGCTTGGCATAGATCAGGCGATCAAACAGGGCGTGCTGACTCTGGCAGAACAGGGCGTGCGGGTGCTCAATTCCAACACGGGTCGAGTCGAGCAAGCGGACGTTGCCATAAAGCGCAATATATGGACTGGTATTAATCAGGCAACTGGTGACATGACACTGGCAATGGCTGCTGAAGCGGGGACTGACTTGGTCGAGGTAAGCGCGCATCCAGGAGCAAGAAATAAGGGCGTAGGGGCGGCAAACCACGAATCATGGCAAGGCAAGGTTTATTCTATCAGCGGAACGCACCCCAAATACGAGCCGTTCATCGAGACCACCGGTTACGGCACGGGAGCGGGGCTGCTTGGATGGAATTGTAGGCATAGCCTCTGGTTATTTTTCGAAGGCTACGAAAAGCCAACCTACACGCAAGATGAATTAGACCGCGTGAATAACGCGCAAGTAACTTATGGCGGCAAGCAGATGGACTTATACGAGGCAACCCAGCAGCAGCGATATTTAGAGCGCGGCGTGAGGGAC